CAATTTTTTATTTTTTGCAAGTGCAAACGACATTCCATTGCCGTATACTCCGCGGCCATGTTCAAGAGCTTGCCGCTCACGACCCGAGATGCGCGCGCGACTGAAGCGGTGCTGAACCGCGTATACGAAGCCGCGCGAAAAGGGCATAAGGGCGACACGCTGGCGCTGGTCGCCGGGCTGCGGCCGGAGGAATACCGGCGGCTGTGCGAACTTGACCCGCTGGCGCTGATGGCCGAACAGAAAGGCCGCGCGGATGGCGAGAACGCGCTGTCTGAGGTGTTGCACGCTGCGGCGCTTGCCGGCGATACCAAGGCGGCGGAAACCATCCTCAAGCACAAGCACGACTGGGTGGCCAAGCAGCAGGTGCAGATCGACGTGGCGCAGCAGATCAGCATCACGGCAGCGCTGGAGGCGGCGCAACGGCGCGTGAGTGAAGTGATAGAACTGGAGACACAGGATGCAAGAGCCACGCTTCTCAGCGGCCCAAGAGCAGAGCCTGATGGCCAAGCTCTGGTCGCCCGAGATAGCCAACGATCCTGAGAAGTTCGTCCTGTTCGTCTTCCCTTGGGGGGAAACCGGCACGCCGCTGGCCAAGTACAAAGGCCCGCGTGCCTGGCAGCGCAAGGTGCTGCGCGACATCCGCGACCACATCGCGCGCAACGACTACGCGGCTGCGTATGAGGTGTTGCGCATGGCCATCGCCTCGGGCCGGGGCATCGGCAAGTCGGCGCTGGTGTCGTGGCTGGTGCTGTGGATGCTCACCACGCGAATAGGCGCGAGTGTGCTAATCAGCGCCAACAGCGAGGCGCAGCTACGCTCGATCACTTGGGCCGAGATCACCAAGTGGCTGGCGATGCTCATCAGCAGCCATTGGTGGGAGATCAGCGCCACGCGGATCACCCCGGCCAAGTGGTTGAGCGAAATCGTGGAGCGCGATCTGCGCAAGGGCACGCGGTACTGGGGCGCGGAGGGGCGGCTGTGGTCGGAAGAGAACCCGGACGCCTACGCGGGCCTGCACAACGCAGACGGCGTGCTGCTGATCTTTGACGAGGCCAGCGGCATACCGGACGTGATATGGGACGTTAGCCAGGGCTTTTGGACGGAGAACACGCCCAACCGCTTCTGGCTGGCGTTCAGCAACCCGCGGCGGGCGCAGGGGTACTTCTACGAATGCTTCCACGCCAAGCGGGATTTCTGGACGACGCAGCAGATCGACTCGCGCACGGTGGAGGACACCGACAAGGCGGTCTACGAGCAGATCATCGCGGAGTACGGCGAGGACAGCCCGCAGGCCCGCATTGAGGTCTACGGGCAGTTTCCCACAACGGACGACGACCAGTTCATCCCCCAGAGCCTGGTGGCCGAGGCGATGGCCAGAGAGCCGTGGCGCGACCAGAGCGCGCCCATCGTCATCGGCGTAGACCCGGCGCGCTCGGGCGCGGACAGCACGGTCATAGCCGTGCGGCAGGGGCGCAATATCATCACTTTGAGGCGCTACCGCGGCGACGACACCATGACCGTCGTGGGGCACGTCATCCAGGCCATCGAGGAGTTCCGGCCGGCGCTGACCATGATCGACGAGGGTGGGCTGGGGTACGGCATCCTTGACCGTCTGACCGAACAGCGGTATAAGGTGCGCGGCGTGAACTTCGGCTGGAAGTCCACGAAGCCCGTCATGTGGGGCAACAGGCGCGCGGAGCTATGGGGCGCGCTCAAGGACTGGCTCAAGACCGCCAGCCTGCCACAGGACAAGCAGCTTCGGGACGACCTGACGGCACCACGCACTAAGCCCGACTCGTCGGGCAAGATCTTTCTGGAGTCGAAGAAGGACATGAAGGCCCGCGGGTTGGCGTCACCTGACGCCGCAGACGCCATCGCCGTGACGTTCGCGTTCCCGGTGAGCAGCGACGTCGGCAGCGCCTTCTTCGGCACCGTCTCGAAGTTCACCGCGCTGCCGACCCGCCACCACTGGTCCGCTGCCGGCCACTGAGGTACATCATGGCCCGACCAACCACTCAGCAACGACTGGCCGACGTACACCAGGAGGCGATGCGCGAGTTCGACGCCATCCAGAGCGCGCTGCGTGACGAGCGGCTGCAGTGCCTGCAGGATCGCCGGTTCTACTCCATCGCCGGGGCGCAGTGGGAGGGGCCGCTCGGGGCGCAGTTTGAGAACAAGCCGAAGATGGAGGTCAACAAGATCGCGCTGGCCGTCCAGCGCATCTTCTCCGAGTACCGCTCGAACCGCGTGACGGTCGATTTCGTCAGCAAGGAAGGCAAGGAGTACGACAGCTTGGCCGACGCCTGCGACCAGTTGTTCCGAGCCGACGAGCAGGACTCCAACGCCGAGGAGGCCTACGACAACGCCTTCGAGGAGGCGGTGGGCGGCGGGTTCGGGGCGTTCCGGCTGCGCACGGTCTACGAGAACGAGGAAGACGACGAGGACGAGAAGCAGCGCGTCAGGATCGAGCCGATCTTCGACGCAGACAGCAGCGTGTTTTTCGACCTCCAGGCCAAGCGCCAGGACAAGGCCGACGCGACGAAGTGCTTCGTGCTGACCAGCATGACCCGCGACGCCTACAAGGCCGAGTACGGCGACGACCCGGCGACGTGGCCCAAGGAGATACACCAGTACGAGTTCGACTGGCTGACGCCCGACGTGGTGTACGTTGCGCAATACTACTGCGTCGAGATGGTGCCCGACACCGTGCGCGTCTTCAGGAGCCTCGACGGCGAGGAGGAGCGGTACCGGGACAGCGAACTCGACGACGAGAAGCTGTCCGAACTGACCGCCATCGGCAGCGTCGAGGTGCGTCAGAAGCGCATCAAGGTGCGCAAGGTGCACAAGTACGTCCTCAGCGGCGCGAAGGTGCTGGAGGACTCGGGCTACATCGTCGGCAAGCACATCCCGATCATCCCGGTCTACGGCAAGCGGTGGTTCGTGGACAACGTGGAGCGGTGCTGCGGCCATGTGCGCCTGGCCAAGGACGCGCAACGGCTCAAGAACATGCAGTTGTCCAAGATGGCCGAGATCGCCGCTCTGTCGAGCGTCGAGAAGCCCATCCTGACGCCCGAGCAGGTCGCCGGCCACCAGGTGATGTGGCAGGACGACAACCTGCGCAACTACCCGTACCTGCTGATCAACCCGATCAGCGGCCCGGACGGCTCCACGCAGGTCGCGGGGCCGGTGGCGTACACCAAGAGCCCGAATCTGCCGCCCGCGATGGCCGCGCTGCTGCAGATCACCGACGTGGACATCAAGGAGGTCTTGGGCAACCAGGAGCAGGGCGACAAGATCGTCGCCAACGTCAGCGGCAAGGCCGTGCAGATGGTCCAGCAGCGCCTGGACATGCAGTCGTTCATCTACGTCTCGAACTACGCCAAGGCCAAGCGCCGCTGCGGCGAGGTGTGGCTGTCGATGGCCAAGGAAACCTACGTCGAGCCGGGACGCAAGATGAAGGGCCTCGGGTCGCAGAACGAGGTTGGCTCCATCGAACTGATGAAGCCGATGGTGAGCGAAGAGGGCGAACTGGAGTACGAAAACGACCTGAGCGAGGCCGAATTTGACCTCGCCGTCGATATCGGGCCGTCCTTCCGCAGCCAGCGCGAAGCCATCGTGCAGTCGCTGACCAATCTGATCGCCATCACCCAAGACCCGCAGACGCAATCGGTGCTGCAGGCAATGGTCATCCTCAACATGGAGGGTGAGGGGCTGGAGCAGACGCGCGAATACTTCCGGCGCAAACTGGTGGACATGGGTGCGCTGGAGCCCGAAGAGAAGGACATGGAGCGCCTGCAAGCCGCATCGCAGGAGCAAGACCCGAACAACACGCTGCTCCAGGCTGCGGCCGAGGAGGCGCTGGCCAAGGCGGCCAAGGCCCGCGCAGACGTGGTGAAGACGGGCGCGGAGAGCGAACTGACGCAAGCCAAGACGCTGGAGACGCTGGCCAAGATTGACAGCACCCAGGTCAAGGACACGCTCGCGGTCATGGACACGCTCGCGGCGCAGCAGCCGCCCGTCACGCCGCCCAGGCCGGTGCTGTAAGAATCGGCACGGTGCCGAACGGTTGCCGGCTGACCGCATCAGCCGAGAGGGAAGACGGATGGGAATCAGGATCGAAGTGACGCAGCCCGATGGCACGCAAGAGGTGCATGAGGGCAACGAGGACACCACGCCCGAGGCAGACGAGGGCGAACAGGTTGCGGCGGCTCAGGGCGCACCAGACACGCCTGACCCGTCTCCCCAGGCTGATGCCCCTGCAGCCGCCGCACCCGAACCCGACGAGGTGACGGTCAGCATCGGAGACGATGCGCCGCCAGCCGAGGACGAGGAACGCGCCGCCCCTGAGTGGGTGCGCGACCTGCGCAAGCAGCACCGCGAACTGCAGCGCAAGGTGCGCGAGTACGAGGCGCGCGAGCAGGCCGCGCCGGCAGGCCCGAAGCCCGTCGGCCCGAAGCCCAAGCTCGAAGACCACGACTACGACACCGACCGCTACGAGACGGCGCTGGAGTCGTGGTACGCCCAGAAGGCCGCAGCCGACAAGGCCGAGCGCGAGGCGCAGAAGCAGGCCGAGGAGGCGCAGAAGGCGTGGCAGGCCAAGCTCGATGGGTACGGCAAGGCCAAGGCCGACCTCAAGGTGCGCGACTACGACGAGGCCGAGCACACGGTCATGGAAACCCTGAGCGTCACCCAGCAGGGCGTCGTGCTGCAGGGAGCCGAGAACCCCGCACTCGTCGTCTACGCGCTGGGCAAGAACCCGAAGAAGGCCAAGGAACTGGCCGCCCTCACCGACCCGGTGAAGTTTGCATTCGCCGTCGCCAAACTGGAGGCGCAGTTGAAAGTCACCCCCCGCACCAAGCCACCCGCGCCCGAGCGCAGCCTGCCGGCAGGCACCGCACCCGTCAGCGGCGGGTCAGATACGACGCTGGAGCGGCTGCGCGAGGAGGCGGCTCGCACGGGCGACATGACGAAGGTCGTGGCGTACAAGCGGCAACTGGCGGCGAAGGCGCAGGCAAGGGCTTGACGCCCCGGCCGAGTGTGGTACATTCGGCCCAATCGCACCGGGTTTCGCCAGCCCTCAAGTGGCAGTAGCGACCAGATCACGAGTGGCCGCCCGACTCTGACGGGGTGAGTAAGCAGGCGCGGCAGTAGCCGCAATCGTTCACTCATTCCGATCAGGAGCCACAAATGGCCAACGCTTTTTCCAAGGAAGAGCGCGTTCAATTCGAGAACATCCTCGAAGGATTCCAAGACGCCCTCGTGCTTTCCCGCAACGTCGCCGTGTTCAACACGGATCAGACGATGATGGAGCGGACCAACAACGTCATCTGGCGTCCGCAGCCCTACATCTCCGTGTCCTACAGCGGCACGGACATGACCTCCAACTTCGACGACTACACGCAGCTGTCCGTCCCCGCCACCATCGGCTTCAGCCGCTCGGTGCCGTGGATCATGACCGCGACCGAACTGCGCGACGCGCTGCAGGAAGGCCGTCTCGGTGATGCCGCCAAGCAGAAGCTTGCCAGCGACATCAACGTGGCGATCATGAACGTGGCCGCGCTGCAAGGCACCGTGTTCGTCAAGCGCGCCGCCGCCGCGTCGGGTTTCGACGATGTGGCCGAGGTCGAAGCCGCGTTCAACGAGCGGGGCGTGATGGCCGAGGACCGCAACCTGGCGCTCTCGACCCGTGACTACAACGGCATGGCGAGCGATCTGGCCAAGAACACCCGCAGCTTCGGCAACGACATCTCCGACAGCGCGCTGCGTCGGGCGTTCGTGGGCCGCGTGGCGTCGTTCGACACCTACAAGCTCGACTACGCGCTGCGCAAGACCGCCGCTGCGGGTGGTGGTGGCATCCAGGTGTCCACGCTCGCCGCTGCCGGCAACTACTGGGTGCCCAAGGCAACCAGCGTGGCCGCGACGGGTGAAGTGTCCAACGTGGACAACCGCTACCAGACGATCACCGTCACCTCCAGCGCGAG